GCGCAGAGGGCAAGTCCAAGAAAGGCGGCCTAAACGCCAAAGGTCGTGCGTCGTACAAGGCGCAGACTGGAGGCACGTTAAAGCCGCCTGTAAAGGGTGCTCCAGACTCGCCGCAGGAGATGCGCCGAAAAGGCTCGTTTCTCACGCGCATGGGGTCAATGCCGGGTCTGCTCTTTGACGAGCATGGCGACAAGACGCGTCTCAAGTTGAGTCTGGAGGCGTGGGGGCATCAGGGTGATAAGGCCAGCGCAGTTGCAAAAGGCCGTCGATTGCTGAAACAATATAAGTTGAGGAAAGACAATGCCAAGTAAATCAACCAAACAGGCTCGCTTCATGGCGATGCTTGCCCACAATCCGAAGATGGCGAAAGAAGCCAAGGTACCGATGAAGGTTGCCAAGGATTTCGTCAAGGCCGACAAAAAGAGCGGAATGCTCAAGAAGGCGATGGGCAAGAAGTCCATGCGCTATGCGAAGGGCAAGCCGAAAGGCGGCCTTCTCGCTTGAGCGAACGCAATCCCTACATCGACGCTCGCAAAGGGCAGGAAGCCAAAGACCTCCTCGAGCACCCGATGCTCGTGGAGGCTTTTGCCGTTCTGGAGTCTGAGTACCTCAAGGCGTGGCGGCAGAGCAAACCCGCAGACCAAGAGGAGCGCGAGCGGTTATGGCTCGCTGTAGGGATTCTTGAGGAAATCCAGCGCCACCTGCGGATCGCAGTTGAGAACGGCGCGATGGCAAAAAGAGACATCGACAAGATTTCAGGGCGCAAATAAGCGCTTGAATCTTGCACAATAGAGATATGAGCGAAACCGGCACGGGTGTACCCCCGGGAAACGTACAAACCACGCAAGATGTTTTCGAGCAGATGCTCGCCGCCGATGAAGGCGAAAACGAGCAGCAAGAAACTGAAGGTGTGGATGAGGGGCTTGAGTTAGCAGACAGCGAGTCGGCTGACGAAAGCGTAGAGCAAACCGAAGGCGATGAGGAGGCCGAAGAGGCGCCCCAGCAGGCCCAGACATTCCGCGTCAAAGTTGACGGGGAAGAAGTCGAGGTGCCGCTGGATGAGCTTCTAAAAGGCTACTCACGCACCGCGGATTACACGCGTAAGACGCAAGCCATTGCGGAGGCCCGTAAACAGGCCGAAGCAGAGGCAGCGGCAGCGCGGGAAGAGCGGCAACGGTATGCACAGACCTTGGAAGTGCTCGATGCGCAGATGCGCTCGCTGCAACCGCCCGAGATCGACTGGGACCGTCTCTACAAAGAGAACCCGGTTGAGTGGGTGAGACAGCGCGAAATCCAGCGCACGAGACAGGAGCAGATGAACTGGGTGCAGGCCCAGCGTGCTGCTCTTGAGCAGAAACAGGCGGAAGAAGAGCAGATTGAGCAGAGCAAGACACTGGAAGTCGAACGCTCAAAACTGCTCGAAGTGTTGCCAGAGTGGCGCGATGCCGAGAAGGCTCGCACCGAGAAGGCGAAGATCGTCTCGTATGCCACCGAAAGACTCGGCTTTAGTGTCGAGGAGATTTCGGACATCTACGACGCTCGAGCCGTGGTAGCACTGAGAAAGGCCATGCTTTTTGACGAACTGATGAGCAAACGCGATCAGATGCGTCCAAAGATCATGCAGAAGGCACGTCCTATGAAGGCCGGTGCCGCCTCTCCTCCGCAGTCATCAAAGGTCGTAGCATCCAAGTCCGCCCTTTCTAGACTCGCAAATAGTGGCAGCCACAAAGATGCGGCTGCTGTGTTTGAACAGTTTTTAGATTGAGGAATTTTCACTAATGTCACAGACAGCTAATACTTTTGATACCTTCAATGCGAAGGGTATTCGTGAGTCTCTCTCGAACGTTATTTACAACATTTCGCCCGAAGAGACCCCGTTCATGTCGAACGTTGGTCGCGAGAACGTCAAAAACACTTACTTTGAGTGGCAGACGGACTCGCTCGCCGCCGCCTCGACGACGAACGCGCAGATCGAAGGCGACGACGTGTCGTCCTTTGATTCGACCAGCGCGACGACCCGCATTGGTAACTACACGCAGATCTCCAGCAAGACCGTCGTTATCTCGGGCACGCTCGAGTCGGTTGACAAGGCTGGCCGTCGCTCGGAGTTGGCCTACCAGCTTGCCAAGCGTTCTGCCGAACTGAAGCGCGACATGGAGAGCATCATGCTCACCAACCAAGCGGCTGCTGCCGGCTCGGCTGGTGTGTCGACTGCGCTCCGCAAGACGGGTTCGCTCCTCGCCTTCCTCAAGTCCAACACGGACAAGGGCACGGGCGGCGCTGATCCGGTCTACACGAGCTCGCCGAACGCGACCCGCACGGACGCCACGGCTGCCAACCTCCGCACGTTCACTGAGACGATCCTCAAGAGCGTGATCCAGAAGGTGTGGGCTGCTGGTGGTTCGCCGAAGATCCTGATGGTCGGCCCTGTCAACAAGCAGCGCGTTTCGGGCTTTGCTGGCATTGCGCAGATCCGTAAGGAAGTTGTTGGCAACAATCCCGCGTCGATCATCGGTGCGGCTGACGTTTACGTTTCCGACTTCGGCAACGTGAACGTGGTGCCCAACCGCTTCCAGCGTGAGCGTGACGCTTTCGTGCTCGATCCTGAGTACGCTGCCGTCGCTTACCTGCGTCCCTTCAACACCGTTGAGCTTGCGAAGACCGGCGACGCCGAGAAGCGCATGATTAACGTGGAGTGGGGCTTGAAGGTCAACACCGAGGCCGCGCACGGTCTCGCCGCTGACCTCACCACGACCTGATAATAGTGGTGTAAACTTTGGGGCGGCGGCAATGGTGCCGTCGCCCCTTAGTTGAGGATCACATGAATTCATCGGGCAAACGTCTATTTGATTACGACCCGAATACTGGCACCACGAAGTGGTGGCACTACGATGCTGATAGGGATGAGGCCACGATTGAGACGGTCTTTGACATTAGCGACATCGTAGAGCAGAACAAAAGACAATATGCCGCGACCGACGAACGGACGCGGTGGGGCGAGTGGAGCAAGGTGGCATCAATTCCGATGCCGTTGTTCTACAAGTTGAAGCAGCAAGGCATCATCGACGATCCAAAAAAGATGAAGGCTTGGCTCAACGACGCCGATAACAGGTTTTTTAGAACACGACCGGGGCGCGTATGAGCCGCTCGGTCGCAATATTAGTCCCAGCAAGGGACACGGTGATGACCTCGTTTGCCTATGACCTAGCGCGAGCGATGTCATTTCACACCGCGACAACAGACGACCGAGTGATGCTCTACACGTCACACGGAACTCTGATCGCCTCTCAGCGTATGGAGCTTGCCCGTCAAGCACTCGAGGAGAAGGCAGACTATCTCCTCTGGCTTGACTCAGATATGCGGTTCCCGAAAGAAACTATCGGGCACCTGATTCTGCGTGACAAGCCCATCGTGGCCGCGAACTATGCGACCCGTCGTATGCCCGTCAAGCCGGTGGCGATGATGGACGACGACGGCAAGATAGGCCGCGTGTATACCGCCCCAGACTCTGAAGGTCTGCAGCCGGTCGATTACATCGGCATGGGCGTGATGATGGTTAAGCGCGAGGTGTTTGAAAAACTCGACGCGCCGTGGTTTGCGATCCCGTACTCGACGATCGGAAATCACTACATCGGCGAAGATGTTTTCTTCTGCCGTAAGGCGCGTGAGGCTGGATACGAGGTATTGGTCGATCACGACCTCTCGCATCAGGTCAAGCACATTGGCACCTTTGAGTATTCGCATGAAGGTGCGTGGGCGATGAAGGAGCAGGTGGAAGGTGGCACTAACATCATACAGCGAGCTTAAAAGCAGCATCGCCGACTGGCTCAACCGTGGTGATCTAACTGCGGTGATCCCAGACTTCATCTCGCTTGCAGAGGCGCAGATGGAGCGGAAGTTACCGACCCAGAAAATGGTCAAGCGTGCCAACGCCACCATCGACACGCCTTTCTCTGCACTGCCTTCCGACTTTCTGTCGGCCAAGTCTTTGATCCTGACCTCAACCTCGCCCGTGCGGCAGTTGACGTTTATTTCTCAGGATGAGCTAGACGCCAAGAAGCACATTTACTCGGCGACGGGTAAGCCAAACTATTTTGCTTTGGTTGGCAATCAGATTGAAGTGCTGCCGGCACCAGACTCTAGTTATACGGCAGAACTGACTTATATTGCGACGCTTCCCAAGCTTTCTGATAGCAACACGTCAAACTGGGTCTTGGCGCGTCATCCCGACGTATACCTATATGGATCATTATTGCAGGCGGCGCCGTACCTGAGAGACGACGAGCGCGTGGGTCTATGGTCATCACAGTACCAAGCTGCGATGGAAGATATGTTGTTGCAAAACGAGCGGGCCGCCTTCAGTCAAGGCCGTACCGCGATGGCTGTTAAACCGACGAGGGTTATTCCGTGAGTGCATTTTCCAATTATCTTGAGACGAAGATTCTTCAGCACGTGCTGACGAATACGGCCTATACGTCTCCGACGACCGTTTACCTTGGCCTACACACTGCAGACCCGACCGATGCGGGTACGGGCACTGAGGTGAGTGGAGGATCGTATGCGCGTCAGTCCGTGGCTTTTACGGTGACAGGCGACACCGGAAGCAACACGAGCGCCATCGAGTTCCCGACTGCCACGGCATCGTGGGGCACGGTGGGCTGGGTTGCCGTGTGGGATAACTTGACGGGTGGGAACCTGTTGTTCCACGGCGCGCTGACCTCGAGCAAGACGATTGCCTCGGGTGACGTGTTCCGCATCCCGGCTGGCGATCTTGATATTACGTTGAACTAATAGATGGCAGGCTACGGCTCAGGTTTATATGGCCGTGGCAGGTATGGCATCGACCCGAAGGAGGGCGCTGCCACACTAAGTGCCGCCGCAACAGTCTCATGCGTAGGCGTGAGGGTGCGGCTAGGAGCGGCAGCGATAAGTGGCGCTGCGACGCTGACGGCGGTAGGCAACAGAGTACAGTTTAGCTCTGCCGCGCTGTCAGCGTCTGCGACGCAAACGGCGATTGGAAGGCGTGTAGCCCTTGGCGCATCAGCCATGTCGGCCTCTGCCACGTTGGCAGCGTCCGGCAAGATTGTGCGCGATGGTGCAGCGGCGCTTGCAGGTACGGCGACTGTCGCGGCCTCTGCGATCCGAGTAAGGCTCGGAGTCGCGGCGCTGACAGGTAGCGCGACGGTAGCGGTTGTCTACCAGCGCGTCAGGCTTGCCGATGCAGCGCTTTCGGCTGCAGCAAGCGTCAGCGCGGCAGCGGTGCGGGTAAGGTTTGGTGAGGCTGCGCTTAGTGCAACAGCCACCCAGACTGCGACGGCGAAGGTTGTCTACTTAGACAGCGCAGCGCTTACCGGCACGGCTACTGTCGCGGCGATTGTCAACCGGGTGCAGTTTGCGTCGGCATCTGTTTCTGGCTCTGCAGCGGTAAGTTGCTTCGGAAGGAAGAAGTGGGAAGATGAGAGCGACACGCCGGAGACTTGGACTGCACAGTCTGATACGGCTAAGGCGTGGAGCGCGATAGCGGATACAGCAGAGTCGTGGGACAGCATAAGCGACACGGCAGAGACATGGACGCCGATTGCAGATACGGCGGAGACTTGGACAGAGAAAACACACCCGGCCTACTTACAGGCCGCTTGAGGTAAATAGAGATGGCTGACACAACTACTACCAACCTTGGCCTGACGAAGCCGGAAGTCGGCGCGTCTGCGGATACTTGGGGCGGTAAGCTCAACACCAACCTCGACACGATTGACGGCATCTTTGCTGCTGCCGGTGGTGGCACATCGGTTGGCCTAAACGTCGGCACCGGCAAGACGCTGACGGTTGGCGGTACGCTGACGAATAGCGCAGGCACCGCCAACGGCGTAGCCTACCTCAACGGCAGCAAGGCGCTGACGACGGGGAGTGCGTTTGTTTTTGACGGTACTAACGTCGGCATCGGGACGAGTTCGCCTGCGTACAAACTTAATGTTAGCGGATCGGGTTATCTATTTGGTTTGACAGGTGGCGGAACCACTCGGGTTGTTCAGACCTTTGGCAATACTGGTGGTGGGCTTGACCTTGGTATTGAGGGCAGCGCGGGCGGGACGGTATTTACAGGAGCGTCTGCTTACGCATCTGTTATCGGTTCTAACAACGCAACCGCGCTTCAACTTGGAACCAACGGAACGATCAGAGCCACCCTTGACTCCTCCGGCAACCTCGGTCTGGGCGTAACGCCGAGTGCGTGGCAGTCTGGAGTTAAAGCCTTTCAGAATGGTGCTGGTGCGTTGTACACCATCAACACGGTTCAGCAGCGATTAAGTTTGAATGCTTACCGAGACTCTGCTGGAACGATGCGATATATCAACAGCAGCATTAACGCCGCTGAATTCCGAATGGGCGAAGGTGATGGTTCGTTTCAGTTCCATACCGCCCCCTCCGGCACCGCAGGCAACGCGATCACGTTCACGCAGGCGATGACGCTGGATGCGAGTGGGAATTTGGGGATCGGCGCAACATCAAGCCTTTCTCCGCTAACCATTGAGCGATCCAGCGGAACTAGCGCAGAAATCAAACTTAATCAAACGGGGACAGGTGGCCGAGACTACCGCATTAGTTCAACTGGGTCTGGTTACGGTTCAGCAGGCAATCTAATTTTTTATGATGCCACGGCATCTGCCGAACGCGCCCGCATCACGAGCGGGGGGGAAGTTTATATCGCCGGGACCACCGACCAAGGCGCTTACAATCTGCAAGTAAACGGCACTGGCGTATGGGGTGCTGGCGCTTACGTCAACGGATCTGATGCTCGGTTAAAGGACAACATTCAGTCGCTTGATTCTGGGCTTGATGTTGTCAAAGCCATGCGTCCGGTCACGTTCCAATACAAGCCGGAGTACAGCAAAGACCAGAGCGTACAGCCGGGCTTTATCGCGCAAGAATTGCAAGAGGCTATGGCAGGGAAGCAATACCTTGAAGGCGTGGTGCAGGCTGGGCCAGAGCATCTTAACGTCGCCTACCAAAACATCATTCCAATTTTGGTTAAGGCTATTCAGGAACTAGAAGCAAAAGTCGCCGCATTGGAGAGTAAGTAATGTCCGACGCAAAGTTAGAAATGACGCTTGAAGAAGCCGTCGCCATCGTGAATCTGCTAGGTAGCCTCCCGACGAGTCAATGCGGGTTCCCGCTCTGGCAGAAACTGAAGGCGCAGGTGGAGGCGCAGTTGCCGAAGACAGACGAGAAGCCTGCGGAGTAGGCATATGTCGGAGCAGGAAGTGGAACTCGCGATGCTACGAAAAGACCTTGAAGTGCTGCAGGCTGATCTGTCAGAGCTCAAGGCTGACGTAAAGCAACTCGCGACGGCGTGGAAAACGGCTGAGAATCTGGTCGCCTTCATAAAATGGCTGGCCGGTCTTGGCGCTGCAATTATGTTGCTTGTCGGCATATTTAAGGGCTGGTTCGCACCATCTGTAAAGGAGTAACGCCTTGGCGTTGATCCCTCTCAACCTGCCGCCCGGTGTATACCGAAACGGCACGGACTATCAAAGCAAGGGCCGCTGGCGCGATGCCTCGCTCGTGCGCTGGTACGAAAACACCATGCGCCCGGTCGGCGGCTGGCGTAAGCGATCCAACACGCCATTCTCCGGCAAGTGCCGTGGCGTGCTGGCGTGGCGTAACAACAGTAACGTGCGCTGGATCGGTATCGGCACGCACAGCAAGCTCTACGCCATGAGCGAGTCGGGCACGCTGACCGACATCACGCCAACCGGCTACACGGTCGGCGATGCGGACGCAGTGCTCAACTTGGGGTATGGCGGCGGTGGCTACGGTCTCTTCTCCTACGGCACCGCACGCTCTGATACGGGGACGGTGACACCGGCCACGACGTGGAGCCTCGACAACTGGGGCGAGTATCTGCTCGCCTGTGCCAGCAAGGACGGCAAAATCTACGAGTGGGACTTGGACACGGCTAACGATGCGGTTGTGCTGTCCAATGCGCCGATAGATAACAAGGCGATCCTCGTGACCGCAGAGCGGTTCGTGTTCGCCCTTGGCGCGAGTGGTAATGCTCGCAAGGTGGCGTGGTCGGATCAGGAGGATAACAACTCGTGGACGCCATCGATCACGAACCAAGCGGGCGATCAGGACCTTGAGACGAACGGCTCAATTGTCTGCGGTAAGCGCCTTCGTGGCGTGAACCTGATTTTCACCGACGTGGACGTACACACGGCCCAGTATCAGGGGCCGCCGTTCGTGTACGGCTTTGAGCGTATCGCAGGCGGCTGCGGCGTCATCAGCGCGCAGTGTGTCGCGGCGGTGGAGTCGGTCGCCTATTGGTGGTCGAACTCCGGCTTCTTCATGTACGACGGCTTCGTGCGCCCGATCAAGTGCGACGTGCTCGACTACCTGAAGGACAACCTGACCTCCACACAGCGATCCAAGGTGTACGCCGTCGCCAATAACCAGTACGGCGAGGTATGGTGGTTTTACCCGTCCGTGAACTCCACGGAATGCGATTCGTATGTGGTCTATAATTACCGTGAGCAGCACTGGTCTATCGGCAGCATGGCGCGCACGGCTGGCACGGATCGTGGCGTGTTCAGTTACCCGATCATGGTTGACCCGTCAGGGTACGTCTATGAGCATGAGGTTGGCGTGGCTTATGATGGCGCAGAGCCTTTTGCGCGCAGTGGTCCGATTGAGCTAGGCGACGGCGAGAGGCTATTGGTTGCCAAGCAACTGATCGCCGACGAGGATACACAAGGCTCTGTGTCGATGCAGTTTATAACTAGGTTCGCGCCTAATGGACCAGAAACGACGAAGAGCTACACGCTCAATGCACTCTACACGCCGGTCAGATTCACCGGGCGGCAAGTAGAGATGAAGATCACAGGTGCATCACCCGCGACCGACTGGCGCGTGGGAACGATACGCCTTGATGCCGTACCGGGAGGTATGCGGTGAATGTAACGCAGGAAGATGTTGAGGGGCTTGAGCACGTTGCCAAGTTTAGGGAGCCGATTGAACGCGCCTTAAAAGAAGGCTACGGGCAAATGAACTACAACGACGTGATCGACTATATCAAGAGCGGTGAGTTTCAGTTCTGGTCGTCAGAAAACTCCTGCGTCATTACGACGGTAGACATCTTCCCGCGTATCAAGCAACTGACGGTCGTGATCGGAGCAGGCGATCTCAACGAGATTGACACGATCATCAGACCAGTTATCGAGGAGTGGGCGCGGCAAATTGCTTGCGACACGATGTTAATCATGGGACGCCCGGGATGGCAGAGGGCGCTTGAAGGCTACAGACGCACCGCAGTGGTGCTTGAGAAAAGACTATGAGCAATCTTTTTAAGTCCAAGAGTCAGCAAACGTCATCGACTTCGTATGACCCGCGAGTGTACGGCGAGTCGCTGCAGAACTTGCAGCTTGCCGAGCAGGTCGCAGCGATGCCGTTCCAAGCCTACCGTGGCCCGATGGTCGCGCCGTTCACCCGAGACTATATGCAGGGCGAGGCGATGACGCGAGGCATTGCCTCTCAGGGCGGATACGTCCCAGAGATTGAGCAAGCCTCCCGTGCCTCTCAGGCGGCGCTTGGCTTCCAGCCGGCAGCCGTGCAAGCGGGGCAGGTGCAAACGCAGTTCAGCCCTGAGCGTGTACAAGGCCAGCAGGTCGGAACGCAGTTCCAAGCCGACCGTATCGCAGCCGAGCGTGTCGGGGGCGCGTTGCAGGGTGGCCCTGAGCGCGTTCAAGCCGGTCAGATCGGTACGCGCTTTGAGGCTCCGATTGCTCAGGCCGCGCAGTTCACGGACGCCTCGCTCGGGCAGTACATGAACCCATACCAGCAGGGCGTCATTGACGTTGGCCTGCAGGACATCAACCGGCAGGACGAGCTTGCCCGTCAGCAGCGCGCACAGCGTGCCTCGGCGGCTCGCGCCTTCGGTGGCAGCCGTGCGGCGATCCAAGAGGGAATCGCGGCAGGTGAGGCAGCGCGTGAGCGTAACCGCTTCTTGGCCGAGCAGCGTTCGCAGGGCTTCCAGCAGGCCGCGCAGTTGCGTCAGTCGGACGTACAGTTGCAGCAGCAGGCGGCGCTCGCGAACCAGCAGGCACGTCAGCAGGCCCAGCAAATGGGCATGACTGCCGAGCAGTTCAATGCGCAGCAGGGTATGCAAGCCGGCCTCGCCAACCAACAGGCGCGTCAGCAGTACATGCAGATGGGCTTGTCGGCAGAGCAGGCGAACCAACAGGCTTCGCTCGATGCGGCACGACAGAACCAGCAGGCCGGTTTGCAAGCTCAGCAGATGGGATCGCAAGCACAGCAGTTCAACGCGCAGCAGGCAATGCAGGCAGGACTTGCGAATCAGTCGGCTGCTCAGCAGGCTGCTCAAATGGGCCTCACCGCGCAGCAGTTCAATCAGCAGCAGGCCATGCAGGCCGGTCTTGCCAATCAGCAGGCCGGGTTGCAGGGTGCGCAGTTCCGACTTGGAGCGGCGTCTCAGTTAGGCGATCTTGGACAGCGTGCGCTGCAGAACCGCTACGGTGCGGCTCAGGCCATGACTGGACTTGGACAAGCCCAGCAACAACTTGCTCAGCAGATGATGAACGCGCAGCGCGAAGAGTTCATGCGCCGTCAGCAGTACCCGCTGCAGCAGCTTGCCATCCGGCAGGGTGCGGTGTCGGGTGCGCTGGTCAATCAGCAGGGAAGCACGACGAGCACGCAGCGCGCAAGCCCGGTACAAGCGATTGGGCAGGTTGCCGGCGCGGCGCTTCCGTTTTTCTCTGATGAGAGAATGAAGAAGGACATCTCAAAAATCAAAAACCCGCTTGATAAGGTCAATCGCCTAAAAGGTGTTGAGTTTAAGTGGGAGGATGATGACTCTGAAGACTCAAGCGTGATTGCGCAGGATGTTGAGAAAGTCATGCCTAGCGCAGTCAAGAAGGCGGATAATGGTATGCGCCAAGTTGATGCGGCACAGATGATCGGTCTGCTGACCGAGGCCGTCAAAGAGCTTGATGCCAAGGTGAGCAAAAAGGTGAAGAAATGATGCTTGGCTCTGGTGATGCGCCGGTCATTTTCTCTGGGGAGACTAACCCATTCTTGAGGCAGGCTGCCTCTGGAATGGGTAGCCTCTTTGGGAAGAAGATGAAAAAGGCGGACATCACCAAAATACTGAGCAACCTTTCTGGAATGGGCACAGACGAAGAGCAGGATGCAGAGGAAATGAGTGCGCCTGCGCTAAAGCCTAGAAAGGCCAGTATGCCGAAGTACAGCCCTAAAGAGTTATACGGTGGTTTCCTTTCTTTATATGGCGGCCAGAAAGTTCGTGGCGGCCTTCTCGGAGAGTAATAATGGCACTTCTCGATATGTTTAAGAAAGGCGCGAAGCGCGCTGGAGAGAATCTCGAAAGCTACATCGGTGGCCTACTGGGCGAAGATGTTTCCAAGCTTTCTGAGAACGAGCGCAAGCAACTGCGCCGTCAGGGCATGGCTGCCGTATTTGATGCCATGGGTCGAGGCACTACTGCGACGGAGGGGCTGCAGAATGTAGCCGCTGGACTTGGTAAGCGACTTGATGCGCAGCGTGCACAGCAGCGCGCTCAAGAGGCGCAGCAGGAAGTTGGCAGAATCTCTGGTCGCTTGTTTGGCGGTGCCCCCGCTCCGACTGTTCAAGAGGGCGGAGAAAACGAACTGACTGGCGTGAATGTGAGATCACAATATCGCGCCAATCCGCAGGAAGCGTTGCAGCGTATGTACTCAACTCCTGCCGGAATGGATGCCGCCCAGATGGCTCCCGGTCTTTTGAAGGCCGCTGAGGCTGCTGCAGGGCCGAAGGATTACGTTTACCAAAACGTGGCCGGAGTTGGTCTTGTCGCGGTCAATCGCAAAGACCCAACAGATACCCGCATCGTACAGCGAGAGGTCGCCCGAGGTGGAGCCGGTGGCGGTGCTGCAGCGGGACGATTTGAAGTTCTGAGCGGCAAGAAAGCAGAAGACCTTGGATTCCCACCGGGAACGGTTGTTGAGCGCAACAGAACAACGGGCCAGATTCGAGTGCTATCGTCGGTTCCTGCCGCAGAGCGTACCGCGACTGCGGGTAGAGAAAAGTCCGTTACTCGAGTCGATCAGGTTGCCAACCGCATTACTGGCCAGCTTGATAAGCTTTCTACGGGTGGTCCGCTTGGCGCATTTGGTGCGTTGAGCAGAGTTTTTGACTCTCAAGATGCCAAGTTGTTTGAGTCGTACAGGCAGCAATTATCTGGCGCCATTCGATCTGCTCTGCGCATCCCGGGTGAGGGCGCTTTGTCTGACTTTGAGCAGCGTCAATATGGACTTCAGTTACCTGAGCTTGGCCTGAGCAAAGAAAACAACCTTCAGATTATTGAGAGCCTGAAGGAACAGGTGCGTGCTGCCGCAGGTGTTGGCGGCGCTCCTGCTGCCCCTGCTGGCGGTCCACCGGCTGGTATTCCAGCAGCAGAGTGGGCTGCAATGACCCCGGCAGAGCGTGCGCTGTTTAGATAACAGGAAGCAATAAAATGGCAGAACTCACAAAAGAGCAGCAGCAAGCCCTCGCCAGAGCGCGGGCGCGCATGCGCATTCAACAGGCTGATGGCAATCCGCCAGAGATGGGTGGGCTTGAGGCTTTCGGTCGCGGTGCGCTGCAGTCCGTCAAGGACATTGGATACGGCGCGCAGCAGCTTGGTGCTGAACTTGGCGAGATGGCTGGCGTTGTTGATCCTGCTACGGTGCAAAGATTGCGCGCTGAGGAGGCCAAGCGTCGAGAAGAAAACGCGGCTTTCATGGATACCGGCGCAGGTAAAGCCGGATATGTGGCCGGTTCTGTTGGCTCAATGCTGATCCCGGGTGCTGCGCTTGGTCGCGCTCCCGGTCTTGCTGGCGCTGCGGCACGTGGGCTTTCAGCGCCTAGCACGTTTGCGGGTGCTGCCGCAGGTGGCGGCTTGTTAGGCGCTGCGCAACCGCTTACCAACGAAGAGGACCGAGCGACTAGCGCAGCGGCAGGTGCCGCAGGTGGTTTGATCGGACAAGGTATATCGCGTGGCGTTGGTCGAGTTCTTCAACCCTCACGCAGTGCGCCGACGCCAGAGGCCGCGAAGGCTATTAAGCGCCTACAGGCTGCCGGAGTTCCTGTTGACTTGGCAGAAGAGGCAGGCTCGGAGAATCTGCGCCTTGTGCGTCGATTCTTGACGGACAATCCGATTTCTGCGGCCACGATGAAGAAGGGACAAGAGGCGCAGCAAGCCGCATTCAACCGCGCTGCGCTCAAGACTATTGGCGAGCAAGGTGAGGCGGCGATTCCTGAGGTACTGTCTAGAGCCGATGAGCGTATTGGCTTGGTAATGGACAACATTGCCAAGAATACTCGAGTAAAAGTTGAAGGTGGCCTGTTTGACAAGATGGCTCGCCTTGAAAACGAAGTTGCGATGCAACTATCGTCAGATGAAGCGCGCCCACTTTTAAATCAAATAAACAATATTTTGGATAAGGTTGGTGATGATGGGGCGATCCCGGGCTCCATGTATCAAAACGCACGCAGGCTATCTAGTAATCTTATGGCAAGGCCGGGAATTTCCCCGTTAGCAAAAGAACTTCGTGAGGCTCTTGACGAAGCTCTGCAAGCCTCTGCCAGCAAGGCAGACGTGGATGCCATCAAGACGGCGCGCAAGCAGTATCGCAACTTGATGCGCATCCAAGAGTCTGTCGGAACGACAGAACTTGGTGATATCAGCATCCCGAAGTTGGCTGCGGCAACGTCCACAAAGCGCGAGCGCAGCGCAGCCCTACTCAACCGTGGCGATGCAGAGTTGGCGCGGCTTGCTCGTAGTGCTCGGACTTTCCAAGAGACGCTTGGGCAGTCTGGAACGGCTCCTCGTGAGGCGCTGCAGCGTTATGGTACGTTGTTTGGCCCGGGCGCACTTGGCGTGGCTGCTGGTCTTTCACAGGGTGAGACGCCAAGTGAGCAGACGATTGCCGCGCTGTCGCTTGGTGCGGCTGGCGCGATGTCTCCTGCCGCATTGGCTCGCGCCTATCAAAATCCTGCCGTGCGTGAGTACATCCTGAGAGGTGCGGGCTCTCCGCTTGCTCGGTCGCTGCTGATGGGCGCTCCTGCCCGTGGTGCGATGACCTACGGACCAGCAGCAGGGCTGTTGGCGTCGGAGGAGTAATGAGCGAACCTTCATGGCTCACCCTCGGCCTGCGCTATCTCGGCGTGACCGAGGTGCCCGGGAAGGCGACGGCGCCGACCCTCTCGCGCTGGCTGCGTAACCTCAAGGCGTGGTGGTCAGATGATGAGATGCCGTGGTGCGGTGTGTTCGTGGCTGCCGTGCTGCAGGAGGCGGGTTATGAGCGGCCTAAGCACTGGTACAGGGCCAAGGCGTGGGCAGAGTACGGCAGCGCGCTGATCGGCCCTGAGAAGGGCTGTATCGTCGTTTATGACCGCAAGGGCGGAGGCCATGTGGGGTTCGTTACCGCGGTAGACGTGAATGGTCGCATCTACACGCTGGGCGGCAACCAAGGCAACCGCGTCAGCGTGGTGCCCTTTGACCCGTCTCGGGTGATTGGGTTCCGTTGGCCCCCGGGGGCTCCGCCCCCACACAACCACCTGCCGGTCATTGCAGCGGCGGCGGTTCAATCTAGTAACAACGAGGCATAAGTCATGTTGAAAGGTGCATTGAAATCCAAAACCGTGTGGTGGAACGTCCTGCTCGCCGTGCTCGGTGGGCTTGAGCTCATCGGCGCGCATCTGACCACACTGCTCGGGCCGCAGGTGGCCGCTGGCATTCTCGCCGCTGGCGCGATGGCGAACATCGCTCTGCGCACGATCACGACCCAGCCGCTCTCTGAGAAATGATCCAAGCGTGGCTGCTGAAGCAGGCGCCGCTGATCGTCATTTCCTTGACGGTCATCGGTGCCGGCTTGTGGGTCGGCCATTCGCTCGTCGAACACGGGCGCAACGAAGTTCGGCCTATGCTTGACAAGGCATTAAGTGAACGTGATAACCTCGCGGCCACGTTGGAAAATGAGCGAGCCGAGCGGCGACGTGCCGAGGAGGCAGTAGGTGCATATTCCAAAGAGATTGCAAGTTTGCGGCGCCGCCCTCGTGGTGAGCCTGTCCGCGTGTGCTTCGACGAAACCGCTCCAGTGTCCGCCCCCGGCGCAGCCGCCAGCGATCCTGATGGAATCGCCGCCCTCGCCGGGGGACTTCCAGGCACGGCTCGAGGCGATCTTGAAGCCCTCCGCGAGCTCGCGTACCAATGCGACGAAGTAAGCGCGAGATTGAGGGCACTGCAGAAGTGGGCCTCCCCGTCCGCTCAGACGGAATCCCCAAAAAGTTCCAATTAGCAGGGCACACCATTGAGGTGCGCACCGTGCCGCGTGCTAAGTGGCGGCACGGCAAGGATTGCATTGGCATTTGGCTGCCAGAAAAGAACCGCATAGAAATCATTGGCAGCGTTAAGGGTAGCGCACGGCAGCAGGTGTGGGCACACGAGGCAATCCACGCCATTCTTGACGTGGCCGGATATGGGCCCATCCCAAAGACTGACGACCTCTCCCGTGACGAGCAATTCGTGGACAGGCTTGGGCATTTGTTGCAGCAGATGCTTACGACGATGGAATGAAGCGACACCTAATAATCCCCGACGTACAGATCAAGCCGGGGTCAAAGACAGAGCATCTCAAGTGGGCCGCCGAGGCGATCCTAGATTACCGCCCAGATGTGGTGGTGTGTTTAGGTGACTTTTGGGACTTGCCCTCGCTCAACAGTCACGCCGAGAAGGGCAGCGCCGAGTTAGAAGGCGCTCGCTATCAGGAAGACATCGACGCGGGTAATGC